TGGAAGAACTAGAGGTGACGGGACAAATCACCTTGAACCTTTTCGCTTCTATTGATAACACGGACACCACTTGGTATGCGGATATTCTTGATGTCGACGAAACAGGGAGAAGATTTGTGATTTCCTCTGGAGCTCTGCGTGCGGCATATCGTCAGCTGGATCTCGAAAAATCGACACCGGAACATCCGATTCATCCCTGGCAGGATCCGGTTCCTGTTGAACCGGGTAAACAATACGAATACAACATTCAACTGCTGCCTGCAGCCTGTGTGTTCCAAAAGGGTCATAGAATTGAACTGGTCATTCGCAATCAGGATGACTTGAGAAGCAGGATGGCTATGAACGGCGTCTATCGACTTCCGTTTATGCAGACAGTAAAGCATGAGATAGAAATTGGAACATCCCATCTCCTGCTTCCTCTGGTTTAACATCCAAACGAATAATCGAATACAGGGCGTCGGTCACTTCGACTGACGTCCTTTTTCATGCCCGGGCTCTCCGGGTGTTTTTTATACCCTATCGGAGGAGGTGAGCGTGGGTGGCAAGCAGAATCAAAGGCATAACTGTTGAGATCGGCGGCGATACCACAGGGCTGGACAAGGCCCTCAAGTCCGTCAACACAACGATCAAGACCACCCAGGCATCCCTTAAAGACGTCAACAAACTGCTGAAGCTGGATCCCGGGAACACCGAACTGGTCACCCAGAAACAGAAGCTCCTAAAGGACGCGGTCGCTGCCACGAAGGAAAAGCTCGAGGCCCTGAAAACCGCACAGGAGCAGGCAAAACAGCAGCTTGAGAGCGGTGAGCTGGGTCAGGATAAATATGATGCCCTGCAGCGGGAGATTGTTGAAACGGAGGAAGAACTCCGCCGACTGCAGGAAGAGGCCGCCTCCACCAGCACTGCTCTTGCCAAGATAGATGAGGCGGGGCAGAAGTTGGAACGTGTCGGTGATTCCATCGCTGGTGCCGGAAAAACAATGACCCGGAATGTCACCGCCCCCATCGTTGGCCTTGGTGTTGCCGCGGTGAAAACCGCCGCCGATTTTGACACGTCCATGAGCCAGGTAGCCGCCATCTCCGGAGCGACCGGGGATGATTTGGAGGATCTCCGGGACAAGGCACGTGAGATGGGTTCCAAGACCAAGTTCTCCGCATCCGAGGCCGCGGACGCCATGACGTACATGGCCATGGCTGGCTGGAAGACCGGGGATATGCTGGGCGGCATTGAGGGCATCATGAATCTTGCCGCCGCTTCCGGCGAGGATTTGGCTACCACGTCCGACATCGTTACGGACGCATTGACGGCATTCGGACTGTCGGCTGAGGACTCTGGTCACTTTGCGGATATCCTGGCAGCCGCGTCCTCCAACGCTAATACGAATGTCTCCATGATGGGCGAGACCTTCAAGTACGCCGCACCCATCGCCGGAGCCCTGGGCTTCTCCGCAGAGGACACCGCCGAGGCTATTGGTCTCATGGCGAATGCCGGTATCAAGAGTACTCAGGCCGGCACCGCGCTCCGTACCATAATGAACAACCTCACAGGACCCATCCAGATTGCCGGAGAACAGCTCGGTGAGGTAACAATCCAAACCACAAATGCGGATGGCTCCATGCGTGATCTGTCAGATATCCTGGCAGATTGCCGTGGAGCATTTTCACAGCTTTCGGAATCTGAGCAGGCTCAGACGGCAGAGATGCTGGTTGGCAAGAACGCTATGTCCGGCTTCCTCGCTCTTATGAATGCCGCCCCGGAGGATATCGATAAGCTCTCCTCCGCCATCGACAACTGTGACGGCACGGCGGAGCAGATGGCGCTCACTATGCAGGACAATCTGGCGGGACAGCTCACGATCCTGAAAAGCCAGCTGCAGGAGCTTGCCATTTCCTTCGGAGAGATCCTCATGCCCGTGATCCGGAATATCGTTACGAAGATCCAGGCGTTCATAGACAAGCTGAACAGCATGGACGAGAGCCAGAAACGGACCATCGTCACCATCCTGGCCGTGGTCGCCGCCATAGGACCGCTGCTCCTTATCATAGGTACAGTGATCTCCAAGGTCGGCGTTGCCATGCAGGGCTTTGTGAAACTGGCCTCCGGCGCAAAGAAACTGGCAACAGCCGTCAAAGCCGGAACCGGTATTTTCGGGAAACTGGGGGCTGCCCTGGGCGGCATCTCCGCGCCTGTGCTGGCAGTCGTTGCCGTCATTGCTGTCCTCGTTGCCGCCTTCGTTCATCTGTGGAACACCAATGACGGATTCCGGGAGGCCATAATTGGCACGTGGGAGAAGATCAAGACCACGGTGTCGAATTTTGTCGAAGGGATAAAGGAACGCTTTGCCGCCCTGGGCATCAGCTTTTCCGATATTACAGAAACCCTGAAAGCCATATGGGACGGATTCTGCGCCGTTCTCGCACCTGTGTTTGAAGGCGTGTGGAACGCCATATCCGTTATCCTAGACACCGTGCTTGGTGTGATCACTGGCATCCTGGACGTGTTCATCGGGTTCTTCACCGGAAACTGGGATCAGGCATGGACCGGCATCAAAGAGATCTTCTCCTCCATCTGGGAAGGGATAAATGGGATCCTCTCCACGGCACTCGACATTATCACTGGCATCATAGATGTCGCCCTCGGCTGGATCGGCTCCACCTGGGAGAGCATCTGGTCCGGTATAAAGTCTTTCTTCGAAGGGATATGGAACGGTATCTCCTCGTTCTTCTCCGGCATCTGGTCAACCATCACATCTCTTGTAACATCGGCTCTCAACGGTATAAGCTCGTTCTTTACCACGACATGGAACGCGATAAAAACGACTGTTACGACCATATGGACGGGAATCAAAACCAGTATCAGCACGGCGCTGACATCCATACGCACCAACATCACCACTGCTTGGACGAACATCAAAACCACGATCACCACAGCGGTCACATCCATCCGCACCGGCATCTCCACTGCATTCACGTCTGTGCGCACGACAATATCGAGCATCTTCAGTGGAATACTGTCCACGGCAACATCTGTATGGAACAGCATTAAGTCCGCCATCACGACACCCATCGAAAACGCAAAGAACGCTGTGCAAAACGCCATCAACCGTATCAAGGGATTCTTCAATTTCAGTTGGTCCCTGCCGCGTCTGAAGCTCCCGCACCTGTCCATTACTGGCGGTTTCTCTATCGCTCCGCCCAGTGTACCTCACTTCAGCATCAGCTGGTATAAGAAGGCCATGCGGAACGGCATGATTCTGGACAGCCCCACCATCTTCGGGATGAAGGGCAACACGCTTCTTGGGGCGGGTGAAGCAGGCAGCGAGACCGTGGTCGGCACGAACAGCCTTATGTCCATGATCCAGGCGGCGGTCGGCCAGACCGGGACGATCATCAACATGACGATCAACGCCACCGATGGCCAGGACGTGAAGGAGCTGGCGGATCTTGTGGCCGTACGCATAAACGACATGACGGAAAGGAGGCGCAGCGCTTGGGCGTAAATCATACTCTCGACAGAAATGCCGGAGATCATATTCTCACGTTCAACGGCAGAGACCTCCGGGAATTCGGCGTCCATGTATCCGGGGAGAACACCTTCTTCGCTCCGGAACGGGACGTCGAATTCATTTCCATACCCGGCCGGAACGGAGACCTCATACAAGACAATGGCCGCTTCCTGAACCAGACAGTCAGCTATGCCTGCGGGATCACAGATGATTTCGATGCAAACTTCACCGCCCTCAAAGCCTGGCTGCAGCAGAATGCTGTATATCATCGGCTGTCCGACTCCTACCATCCGGATGAATTCCGACTGGCAGCATACATCGCCGCGATCCTACCGGAGATGGAGCAGTACAACGCCTCCGGCAAGTTTTCTCTGGAATTCATGTGCAAGCCCCAGCGGTTCCTGTTTTCCGGGGAGACTAGCACGCGGTATAGACCGTCAGCTGGATCGTCTTTTTCGGTCACGAATCCGACACTGTTTCCGTCGGCCCCGAAGATCACCATAGGAAATGGAGAGAACGCAGTCATTACCATAAACGGTGTGCGGATAACGGTTCTGCCATATAAGAACGTGACGCATCTCAACAGTATCACCGTGGATTGTGACGCCCAGGACTGCTATAACGAGACAACGCCGCCCACGAATATGAACAAATACATCACCCTCACCACCACTGACGGTGGTATCGCGTATGAGTATCCCCGGCTGATTCCCGGGGTCAATACCATCTCCGTTTCCGGCACAGTCTCCTATATCGACGTCACACCGAGGTGGTGGCGTACATGATCCCTATACTATATGACGCGGATCTACAGGATCTTGAAACAAAGAGCAACGGGATATGTCGCCTAGGCGACTGCACCTCCTGTATCGTCACAGAGGAGCGCAACGGAGAATACACACTGTCACTGACTTTACCCTTCCAGGGGCGTCACGCGGATGAACTGCTGGTGGACCGGATCATTAAGGCCGTCCCCAATGATACCGGCCAGCCGCAGTGCTTCCGGATCGTAAAAGTGAATAAAGACATGAAGGGCATGTCCCTGGAGGTGCTGGCCAACCACATCTCTTACGACATGTCCTTCATTCCTGTCCGGCCGTTCTCCGCCACGGCCACCGGACGGCACCGTGCCTTTGAACTTCTGTGGGAGAACACTCTTGAGGATAATCCGTTCACCTATGATGCCCCGGACGATGCCCTTACCAAGAAAATGGGGCCGTCCAAGCCCACCTCCCTCCGCTCTCTGCTTGGTGGTGTGAGCGGTTCCATCCTGGACATCTTCGGCGGCGAGTTCGAGTTCGACAACCGCCGGGTCATCTGGCATCTGAACCGTGGCGCGGATAATGGCGTCACGATTCGTTACGGAAAGAATCTCACTTCCTACGAACAGGAGGAGAACATCGCGGACACAGTCTGCGGCATTATCCCGTTCTACTCTCAGGAAGACACCGTCGTATACGTGGA